ATGGCTGGATTCATATCTCTTACAACGGTGCAGACAATAGAAATCAAAATCTAAAAGCCTTCAAAGAAGAAACTAAAACAAAATACATTCCTTATTAATGACTAAATCTCCCAAAGATACTCAGGTAGGTGGAGAACATTATAAACTTCCTATTCAGCCAATTACCTATATATTAGAAAACAATCTTGGATTTATAGAGGGGAACATAATTAAATATATATCTCGCTATAATCGTAAGCATAAGGACAAGAATAAAATGCTGGAAGACCTACATAAATGTAAGCATTATATTGACCTTTTAATTGAGAAAATAGACAAGGCTTAAATTCATAGCTTTTGTCGGTTTAAGGCTATTTTCATATAAATACTTAACAAGAGCCTGTTATGGGTATCTTGTCAAAAAATAAGGGGTTTTTAAGCGTTTAAACACCCTTTAGGAACAAAGATAGAACGGAGTTTGCATATGTGGTGGTCTTTAGCAAGTTTAGCCTTCAAAACTGGTACTGAAATCTATAAGAACAAAAAGGCAACAGAAGTGGCTATGAGTGAAGCAAGGCTTTTAACTGCTGAGAAAATGAAGCGAGGGGAAATAGAACTTACTACTGTTGTAAATGAAAACCAGCAATCTGGTTATAAAGATGAAATTGTATTGGCTATCGTTATTCTTCCTATTCTGGTAATTGCCTATAGTGTTTTTAGTAGCGATCCTTTAGCAAGGGAAAAGTTAAATCTATTCTTTGAATACTTTAATAATCTGCCTGATTGGTATGTCTGGCTGACTGTTGGTATCTTTGGATCAATATATGGATTGAAACCCAGCTTGGATATGTTTAAGAAGAAATAATGGACTATGTTCTTAGCACGATAGTAATTCACTACTACGAAGCGGATAGTGAAGAACAAAAAAAACAAACCACTTTTACTAAGGTAGAAGACATCTATCCATCTTTACCGGTAACAACTAATCTAATTAGAAATCTACAGAGTACCGAGAGATACAAGATTCTATTTATTGATTATCAATTAAAGTCTGTTCCTTTTAAAAAGATTAATAAGAACATTGTTAATACCTACCATTAATTCTGGAAATTAAAGTATAGAATAATTACAATCAATCCTAAGAAGATATATATTTTAGTTACAGGCTCAAGGTAGCTGATGCTGTCCAATATATACATAATAGAATTTCTTAGAATCCACAAAATTATTATAATAATTAAAGTATAGCTAACGGCATTTAATATTGTAGTCATTTGCTTTCCTTCCGTTGTGGGGGCTTTCGCCCCCGCTTAGTTTAGTGCAGTCCTATTTTTTTTTTAGATAGTCTATTAGTTCTTTCATTTTATCCGGTAACAAACCCATGCTAGTTAATCTTTTAATATCAACTTTTATTGGCTTGGAACTTATTGGTTTTTTATTTGTTTTTAACATTTTAGTTTCCCTTCTTGTTGGTTAAGTAAATAGTTTTTAATTATTCTATCAGCAAGTTTTGAAACTTGATCGTGTGTTAAACTTGTTTTTGTTTCTGATAAGATTTTTAAAACAACTTTTTTAGCTTCTTTCATTTTGTTTATCATTATGCGTTCTCCTTTGTATAAGCAATTAACTCATTTACAAAATCATTAACATTTTTATTTATAAAAGATAATCTTTGTACCTTGTTATAAAATGTTGTGTCAGTAAAAAATAATATATCAAAATTTTTATTAGATTTTTGATTAAATAATTTAATTACATTTTGTAAGTTTATTTTCATTTTTTTCTCCTTTGTTGTTTTCATTACCCTATTTATATAGATATTATATAATATAGCAATAGCTTAATAAGTGGCTATTTATATAGCTTATAGAGGGAGAATATAGTACTTGTTGCCTTCGTGGTACGAATCAAGTTTAGATTTGGGTAATAGTTCCATTACTTGATTTAAAGTTTTAATAATCATTTTATCATTTAAACAGAAACAAATATAATAAGGTGTATATTTTGCATCACACATTACAGTTTCCCAAGCACAATACTTTTTTAAATCTCGTATCTTGATTTTATTACTTGCTTTAATTTCTGCATAGAACTGTTTATCATTCCCGTAGCAAAAATAGTCAGGCTGAGCAACCATAAGACCAAGTTTAGACCAATGTGGGATAGGACTCTCAAACAAGTTTTCATCTGCGTTGAGTAATAACTTTTTAAAAGAAAATCCTTTACTTGTACAATAATCTTCAAACCTTTTTTCAGCAAACTTAGGATCATAATTTTTAACTCGTTCATTGTAGTTCTCCTTATGTAGTTGTCCTTTTTCAAATATCTTCTTTTCCATAAGTCCTTATCTGTTGTTGCAAATATTTGATTCTTAATTTGAGTTGTTCTATATGTTCTTTAAGAAACAAATTCTCATTAGTTGATTCTTCAATTCTTCTTTCCAAATCTAGTTCTCCTCTATCATCAATTTTTGCAAAAAAGGATTGATTTGTCATTTGCCAATATGCCTTTGAGTCGCTATCCAGCTTCGCATATATTCCAGAGTAGCCAGTAGATTAGAATATCCAGATTTTGCTTTAGTGTAAATTTTTTCAGCTTCTACTAAGCCATCAATGTGAACTCTGTAAGCATTGTCTGCCAAAGCATAACTCTTAGCTTCTGCCATACTACAATTCTTTTCTACTCTGTATTTTACTGTTAAAGTTTCTGCTAGAATCTTCTTGTGTTCATCTAGTCGGTGGTAGGTGTATTGAGTTTCTGCAACAATATCACTTGCAGTATCTAATTCTTCCTTGATTGTTTCTGGTGTTTTTAGAGCAAAGTATTCCATAAAGCCTTCCTATGTATTACTGGTTGTGTAAGAACTGACTAGCCTGTAAGTAGTTCTTCTTCCCTAATTCTTTTGAACATTGTGCTTTTATATTGTTCAAAATACTTCTTGGCTTTGTAAAAGTTAGCCAAGTAAAGTTGGTGTTTTTTATATTCGTCATCACGCAACTTCTGAACTAGGGTTTTGATGTTTTGCTTCATCATTCTCCTGTTTGGTTATCTTAACTCGTTCCATTCGTAACTTGTTAAGTTTAACTGCTTTGAATTCTCCATTCTTAGAATCTAAAGCATCTTGTTCATTAGGATAATGTTCAATGTATTCAAAGAACACCGATCCAATTTTAGTTTTAATTACTGTCATTATTATATCAATATTCTTTTAATAGCAATAGTTGGGGAAACCCCACCCAATCTGAAAAGGGAATAATCAGTGTACTCATTGGGTAGGGCTGAATTCATTAAAATGAAGCCTTATAAACTTCCATCATATCTTTTATAAAAGATTGAATAGAAGCCTTGTCAGCCTTCAGTTGATTTGATTCCAAACTACTCTTGACCATAGCTGAACAAAATATCTGCATTGATTTGTTATCTATTGGCTTAGACGCATTAGCACCATAATTAAAGTCGCTTGGCTGTTCAACTCCATTATTAGCATGGTGGTCTGGTTCAAAGTTTGAGAGGTCATCATCTAAAGGTATTTCTTCAGATGGTGCAGAACCCTGTACTGGAATTATTTGTATCTTCGGCTTCTTAGTAGTGTAGTCCGATTCCACGAAGGCTTTTTGTGTTTTTTTTGAAATCTGGAAGTGCAGACTCACATTGTCCCCTTGTTTTATTCCAAGATTGTCATTTGTGTATGCTGTGAACTCCTCGCTTCCAATCATTATTTTCCAGCTTGGGTATTTACTTGGCTGTCCTTGATATTGACGATTGTCAAAAGAAGCCGTTACTATTCCTATAATATTACTCATGTTATTTACCTTCCTTTTTGTTTGGTTTAAAACGATATAATTTTAAGCATGATAAAGCTGTATCATGATTGTCAGAGGATATATCAAACTCAGCAATTCTTAATTTTCCATCTTTAGTGCAATTAACTATGACTCCTTTAGGTACTTTGAATCCAAATTCTTCTTCTAAACAAAGGGCATAAAGATAAATTTGTACATAATATGAATCTCTAATTCCAGAAGATGTCTTCCAGTCATAGATAATGTATTCATTATTCTTTTTAAACAAAGCATCTAAAGTTCCACAAAATTTATGCTTACGAGATAATACTTTTCTTTCAGTAAAGATTAACTCCAGTCCTTCTTGCTGGTCATACCAAGTCTTAAATTTATCAAAAGACTTCTTCATTTCTGGATTATGTATTTCAGGAACTGTTTTTCGGTGAATATAGTTTTCAATTAAATCATGTACCTGACCACCTATTAATCCAGCATTAGACATATTGGCATTGGGTGCTTTTTTAATCTGATCGTAATATCCAATTAATTGAATCTCATCATAAGACTTACCAGCTTGGATTAACTCTCTAAATTTATTAGCACACATTAAAGAACTCCAGTTGCCTATTGCTGACGCTGGAGTCATTAGTTTTACGATTGTAGTGGCTGAAATTATTAACTCATCATTCCAAACATACTTATGTGGAATGGGATCAAAATAAAGTGTTTCTGTGTTGTCGTATAGTTTAGTTTCAATCATTGTACCTTCCCTTTGTTGATTCGTTTTTATATAGTTATTAAATTAAAATGTAAAGTATTAAACATAAGCCGGTAGTTCAGAGGTGTTTAATTTATTATAATCTTCCCATATTCTTTTACTGGAATCCCACATATTTATTTTCAGATGTTTCATTCTTAAATGATACAAAATAGTAGTGTGGTCTTTCTTGTTTAAGATTTCAGCAATAAGAGGGGTGGAATAATTAAATCTTTCCCTTATTAAATTGGTACAAATAGACCGACACATAACAAGACTCCTAAATTTTGCCTCGCTAAAGAACTGCTGTTCAGTAATACCAAAGTGATTTATCACAGAGTCTATTATTTTTTTTACCGCTTCTTTATTTACTTCCTTATTAGGGGAAATAGTGTTGTACTTTTTTCGTGTACGATAAGGGGCATTTTTTTTGTTTACTTTAACATTATGCTCTAGTCCAATCTTATATCCAACTTTAAATCCCAGTCGGTATAACATCTTGTCTTCATATTTTAGGTTTTCATAAGGAGTGTGTTTTAGCCTTATTTTTATTTCTGCTAATTGTTCTTTTGTAATCATAGTTCCTTTATTTGTAAAAACCAATTTCATTCCATCTATTTCGGAAATCAATTTGGTCTTCGGCACTTGGGTTAAGTTTTGAAAGTTCTACATGGTCTTGGTATTCTTGTTCGTGTAGTGCTTGTAGGCTTTCTCTTTCGTTTCCGTAGATGTTTATAATATCCTCTACAGTTAGCTGTTCTTCTTTTTTATTAAGTAGTTCTATTAGTCTGTTCATTTGCCTTCTCCTTTGTTAGTTTGTTTTGGTAAGTTCCACAACATTACTTTTTTCCTCTTTAAATAAGTAATACAGCACAAGAATATCTTTTTGTATTTCTTCAAAACACATATCCCTTGAGTCCTTCCACTCTAAGTGATTAAGTAAATCTAATCTCATTGTTTTTTCATAGAGCAATTCTAGTTTTAGTTCTAGTAGTTTTTGGTTCATTGTTCCCTTCCTTTGTTTAGTTTATTATAGAGTGTCCTCTACCTTTTAAACAGCTTTTCATATAATTTTCCTGTGTTCTTTTTTCTTCAGGTATTATAAATAAAGAGTAAGGTCTTAAAATATTATTTGTAACCCAAGCACCAACTGCATCAGCCTTTGATAAATTTTGATCTGCTAAAATTCTACAATGCTGTATGTCATTAGTTGCTTGTTCTGCTGTACTGTTTGGAAATGTACCAGACCTTCCAGCAGAATCTATTAGCGGTTTGTAGGCACAGTTAGTCAGCACTATCGTCATTAGTAATGCTAACGACATTTTCAGTTTTTTCATATTTCCTTCCCTTGCTTGTTTTTGTTTTGCTTTTAATTTCAGCTTCATAACGGGCTGATAATTTTTTTATTACATTTGGCTTCTGTGAAAAATAGAAATTTACTATTT